AAAACAATCAGAGCCAGAGCTGAATTGATAGAAGATGAAAAGAAAAGATTATTGTAACTCTGATCAGTAACCTCAATGCTTTCGAAACCAATTTCGAGCCCGATATAGTTTTTCTGCATGATGGGGAAGGCTCTACTCCAAAGCAAACCGGTCCATCGAGCATCAGTTTTGAATGAAGGCAAACATTTTTCAACAGTGTTTGCTCTTGTACGCCATCCAATATCTGGGTCATACTCCCATCCTAAAACATCTTTTGCGATTACTTTGTCCGTAAGGTCGTTTTCTGCAACCATAACTCTCCTCCTCAGTCCCAACCCGATGTTATATTAACATTATCTAATTCATTAACTGTCTCTATAGATTGAATTACAACTTTTAAGCTTGCAGCTTTTTGCAAAAGTAACGTCTTACGAATAGCTCCATCGCCTAAAACTTGTTTGATTTGATTCGCTGAATGATTGCGATACTCTTTAGCTCCTCCATCTTTATCCGTACATTTGTACAAGACAGGAATATTCAAGGATACTAAACCGACCAGATTTAGCTGGTCGTCTCTGTCGCTGCTATAAAAGTGTGATGCGCCTAACGCATTGGAAACAAAGCCGGCAATAATCTTTGATTCACATATAGAATTTACAAGTTTAATCAAAGAATCTTTCTTTTGAATGAGATCGACAATCCAGCCTTCCGTTTCTGCATAAATTTGGAATGGCAACAAAGAACCATCTTCGTTCTTTAGAGGTTCGAGATCTGTTTCCGTTTCTGGATTAATCCGATCCTCCCAGCTTTGTAAAATTCTTTCCTCTTTCGAAATTTTGTTATACACTTTTTGGGGAATAAAATCTTGCGCGATTCCGTCTTTAATTTCCGCAAGAAACGTTTCTCCGATTTCTGGGTTATAATGAAGCGAATATACAATTTCGTGCTGGTTGGGATTAAAATTTGCCCACGCGTCTATACCTGACATTTGGTTTGAATCTGCGTTAATCCAAACTACCTTTTTATTCGATTTATCTAATATATAGTTCATTATGCTACTCTCACTTTGTATTTTACTGCGACAAATGCGGGAGTCGTTTCTGTCGCGGTTCTGGGCGTACCGTTGGAACCATAGGCCATTGCATAATCTGTTATCGCTTTATTGATTGTTCCAACAACGCCCGATCCTCCCGTCGGTCCAGGCGTATAGTTGTTGGGAAACCCATTTTGTATGAAATGCGCATGTTCTTGAAATTGATCCTGTCCCGCGTATCCAACTGCACCACCGTCATAATTTCCGCCTGCTGCCTTGGCTCTTGTCCCGTGCACGCCTGCACCCCTGGCAAAAACCCCACGACGGTCCGGAACGTTGAACGTAGTGGAACCGTCTCCAAAACCGTATTCAATATTTGTAATCATTTCTCCTGTTTGAGAAGAAGTTAGATCTAAAATAGAACCAGTAGAGGTAGAAGAAATCTGAAAGTCGCTGATTGTTGGATTTCGAACATAATAATTTACTAATGCGGTAATTCCTCCACCCGTAAAAGAAAATTTTACAAGTTGTCCCTCTACGCAACCGTGATTCGTACAATTGATTCGATCTGTTGCAGCAACAATCCCGGTAACATTACGACGAACCAAGTTCCAAAGTGCGGAAAATGTGGTTCTGGAAATTACTTGAGCATTTGCGTCTTTAAAATAAGATGAGGATAGTATATTTAAACTATCTTCAACAATCCCGCCCAAGGGAACGATAAGATTTGTTAATCCTAATATATCATTTTGCCTTGTCGTTTCCTCCGCACTGATCCAACCTTCAAGCGCGTTGAGTGCGCTTGAAATACTTGATCGCATCGAACTATTAAAACGACTGACTAACGCAGACAAAGAACCTACTTTAATATCCGTATCTAACTTAGAATTCGTAACCGAACTGTCACGGATATTGCCAGGCTTTATACGACACAAAGACCGAAGATCATTTAAGATAGAAATTGCACCGTTTAAACTACGAATTTTGTAAAGAACAACGTCTTCCGGATCTGTAGTCTCCTTAAACAAAATCTCGAAAGAGTTTTGACGGTATGTATTTGCGTATCCGGTAGAATCGAGATACGAGGAAGTCTCGGTTTGAAACTTGTGACGTAAAACAACAAACGAATCTAAATTCTGCCTGGTTACGAGAAGGTTATTTTGCGCGGCTACATGGATCCGCCTACCTTTGGAATCATACGCAGTAATTTCCGTAAGGTTTATCGTATTTGGAAGAGATCCGGGCGTAAGGTCGCCACCGGACAAAACTTCACCTGTAACAAGATCGGAAAAACGTTCTATAATCTCGTCTTCCATGCGGTTGTGTTCGGTTTCAAAGTCGCCTTGAAAAACCGGCTTACCATTAACTGGAAAATTTAAACCTCTTAAATTACTCATTATAAACTCCTAATATACTAACCAATATAATTCAGCGCCTAACAACGTTTCGGACAATCGGGCTCCCTTCCAAATCAGTCCGTCTTCCGGAGTCGGGGATGGGTCGGAAGGATTTAACTCTTCCCAGATTTCCCAAACGTTTCCACCTATGTTGATTGCGTCTAAAATACGGATTAGATTTTGACGGGATTTTTTACTGATTGAAGGAATGTAGATCCGGAAAGCATAAAAAGAGTAATCACGGGATCCAAGGATAGTTCCAATCGGATCCCCCATTCTGTATTTATAATCAAAAACCTGTTCGACTGAAATTTGATCTGTTGAAAGTCCAGTGATTCTTGTGATTAGATTTTTCTTGGTGAAAAGGGTCGGTGGAAGACGACGATATTCCGCTAAGAATAAGATCCTGAGATAATAGGAGCTATCCGATTCACCTGGCTCGCGCGACAAACCATAACGAGCTCCCCACCAATCGAGACCTTTGCCATCTGCGGTATCCACCCAGATTTGTTTGTATAACCAGTTGGATCTTTTGAGTCGTTCCTGAATTACGATCAGAAGCGCAAATAGAACTCTATACCAAAGACTATTAGAAAGTCCACCGGTTCCGTTTTCATTCATAGAAACTGGTAAGGGAGAAGTTTGGCGAATAGACCTTCTTAAGTTTGCCCAAACCAGAGAATTGAAATCGAAACGAAAACGACTCATGAATACACCGTTGCCGTAATATCAAAACCCGATCCTTTGATCGCAAGACTACCGGCGGGAACAGAAACATTCTCTCCGTTATTCACGTCACACTGAACCGCGTCCGGAAGATTTAAAAGATTGGAACGAAGCGAGTTAGTAACGAAATCGTCACCGTCTCGAAGAGAGAAGAAAAACGTATCTACAATGTTTTCGAGTGTGATTGAATCCGGAATCGATTCAGCCGAAGCGAAGTATATAATAAAAACCTTATTGATTTCGATCGCATTAATATTTTCGCAGACAACTTTTGCGACTCCTCCGGGATTTTTATCTTCGTTATCAAAATGTGTTTCTACGATTTGCAACTGCGCGGATGAAATTGTTCCACTCGCGCCTTTAAGTAGAAGTTTTATAACTCCCGGGATTCCGATCGCCTTGCTACTTTTAAATATGGCTCTTTCTACAAAAGAAAATCCTAATGCTTCGCTGACGTACCATTCTGGAGTCCACAAAGATGAAGATTTGATTTCCGCCTCTTGCAAACGAGACCTTACGCTTGCAATCGTTTCCCTGTCACGCGCTACAAACTCAGGAACCGTATTCGGGTTATATACAACGTCACAGTCTTCAATGTAGTCGATGATTTCGGAAATTGCGTTTTGGGCGACGTTGCCTTTTGTGCCAGGAAGAAGAGCTTCACAGATCACTTCCACCGTATGAAATCCTCTTGGGTCAACAGGAGTTGTAGGAAGAATCTTTGATTCTTGCGTAATTTGAAACTGAATCTTATGATCTCCAGTTCCTACGATTTTTCCGACGGGAATAAGAACTTCGTAAGGAACGGCCGTTTTAGAACCGATTCGGATTCGGTGTTTTGCGTTAGTCGCTTCTTTCCATTCCAAACCGTAGCGCTTCAGCCACTCGTGCAAGTCTTCTTCTTCGGCTGTGTGATAGTGGATCGCTTTTTGGAGTGCTACAAGATTTTGATCGATGAATAGATAGATTGCGTTTGCAAGAGACCTCAGAATCGTACTTGCTTTTGAGTCCCGAGTAAAATCATGGCTTTCAAAAACCTTAGAATTAGAAACGTTACGCTCAATCTCTCTTTGAACGTTTGATTTTGTGGTGTATAGTATCATGAGTTCCCTCCAAGATTGAGAGAAAGTTCCTCTCCAGTTTTTAATCGGAAATAAATGGACAGTCCTTCTTTGAATACGGAAATCTTAATTGTGTCGGAATCGATTTGAGGAAATTGAGATAAAATCCGGAACGCATCGTTCATGCGTTCTTGAGGACCGCTATCGTCATCTTCGTAGAGGTGCTTACGTTGGCGGCTATAGATTTCGGGAAAGTCTATGTCGTCCGCCGGTGTCATGTCGAAGGTTTCAATCACCATCGAGCGCACGACTTCTATTTCCGATTCCGTCTCCGCAAAATCAAAATTTTTAGAATCAAGTAGTAAATCGGATGTAAGTGCGTCGGTTAAAAAATCCACAAAATAGAGGTTATCTGTGGGAAAGAAGACCGCAAGCGATTCAAGTAATCTGTAGGAATGAATGTCCGCTATGTCTTCTATTTTTTTTGTGCGAGATAGCAGACAAAGTTTACTTTCCGTACTTTAGATTCGAAACTTTTAAAGCGGCTGGAACCGAAGGAATTGGTTTCGAAGAAATAGCGCCTGCAAGTCCGGATTTGTATGCCGCTCCTCCATCCATCGGAGTTACTGGCGATGCTTGAATCGCAGCATAAAGAGCTTGCAAGGAAGAAACGATTTCGTTCATCCAAGTTTCCAGCGCGTTGGTATCAACTCCGGAAATGGTTGCGTCCCCGACTTCGACTTGCCCTTTGAAGTTGATTTTGTTTCGAATGGAGTCTAACGCGACTTCTAAAGTGGGACCGTTTTTTAAAGTCAGTTTTCCTTCGGCAATTTTACCAACGACGGATAATAACTGAGAATGATCTATCTTAAAACCTTGTTCGTCGATTTCGATCTCGCAGAGTTCGGCGACCTTTGTTTTGATTTTTGCAATTTTGTTGAAGCCGATTGCAATGGCTCTGCTTGCGTTGTTGTCTCCGAATAGAATAATACAACGGCTACCGATAGCGGGTTTGATCGGCCAGTACCAACGTATATTTTCTTTATTTGCGCCGTTGACTGTCGCGGTTAGAAGCCCAGGTTTCCCGGAATCATCAGGATCATCCTGGACGCGAACGACTGTAGCCATCGTCGCCCAGTTGATCGTAAACTCGCTAAAAAAGAGAGTAACTATATCCTGAGCAACGCTCATACGGCATCCTTAAACTTGACTACAGCCGGGTGGATCACTTGTCGAAAGGTTGCGTTTTTAGCGGACCAAGTTTTAACTACTTTATCTACAAAAATGTCCTTCGATCTAAGTTCATCATCAGGATCTTTGAATGTTATGATTTCCGAATGTTGTACCGAAGGAGCTCCGAAGGTCTCAAATTCTCCTACGAGGCCGGTTCCCGCGATCTCGTGATAGATTTCTTCCGCTCTTTTTTTAAGTTCGGAAAAGGAAATTCCGTCCAGATCAAAAATCAATTCTTCACCACCGCTTTCTGTATATGTAGCTTCCTGCATCCTTCCGGTATCTATATTATAACTTCTTAATTTGACTTTGACCGGTCTACTTTCTCGCGTCGAAAGATTGTCTTTAATAACGTTGTGGCCGATTTGAAAGACTTTCTTTTTCGCGGGAGGTGAAATTCGAGTAGGGTTTTGAACGATCAAAATCCCTCGACGAAAAAAGCATCGATTCCTTGTTTTGCCAGACGACGCAAAACAAATGCTACTCTTCTGCCTGCGGCTAAATCATCACCTACTAATTCGTTTGCAATTGCGGGATCAATTTTGGAAATCACTTCTCCTACTACACAACGATTTACGAGAGAAGCGACGGTCATTTTATTGATGTGGAAATTTACAGTTTTGAGTTGAAGATCATACATCCCATCTCTACAAACAATTTCCAAGGGCATCTTTGGAGATATACTCACTACCTTCCCCTCAAACTCCAAAGTTTCGGGATAGCCTTCATACCATGCCCACCAACGTACTAAATCACCCTTTTTGAATGCTTTACTGTCATATCCCTTCATCTTCGGGAGTCTAATTGTCAGTTGGGCATGCGGTTCTTTGCGTCCGCTGATGAGTTCTGCTTCCGAGATTTTGTGAAGGATTTTACCGCCTATGAGAAGACGTTGTCTCATAATTAAAGCCATGTTTTGATTCTCTCCTTAGCAGCTTGAAATGATCTTCGATCCACAAGCGCTGGAATTGTAATCCTACTACCGATTAAATAACGTAGGATTTTTCGCTCGTTTTGATTTCGGATCCGTTCGCTGAAATGTTCTGTAGAATAGTAGAATAAACTCAAGGACTCGTAAGAATCGGATTTTGCCACTGTGTGCTCAAGATCCGAAGTAGGAAGACTCGTCGGTACTTTCAAGGCGATCCCATCTTTCAATTTCTCGGGCCAATCGAAACCGATTTTTTGAGTTAGGTGCGAATTGAAATCTTGAAGAAGAGGCCACAATGTCCAATCTCCCCAGTAGAACGCCGCGATCCTTTGGAGAGTATCATTCTCTTTCACGTAATGGACAGGAGCATTCATTTCGACGGAGTCTCCAAGTTAAAGAGAGGGTCGTCACTAATTGCTTCAATGCGGACTGGAAGCTCAAAACTTCTGTCTTCATCGGGGAATTCGACCCGAGTTAAAAAAACTTTCATAATTCCGAGCGCATTGATTTTAGGATGAACGATTTCCAGGGAATCCATTTTCATCCATTTTGACTTAATGCTGCGTAGTTCTGATATGGCGTCTAACTGCATTCCGGTATTACTTACAAACTCAAATTCAATTGTAAGTTGCCAATCATGAAAACCTACAACTTCTTTGATTGTTCCTTCGCGTCCTGGGACAGTTGTCTTGGAATAGTTTTTCTCTTGAGAAATTGTTACCTTGGTTCCTCTCGGACAACGATAATCTCCTATTTTTACAGGATCTAAATCAGATCCAGTAACTGCTAAAAATGAGCCGCCTGGTGTTGGGTCTAATAACATTATTGAGTTCCTCCAAATTGAAGTGCGTATGGGGTCATAGGGTTCCCTTGATCCGCAGATTTTTTAATTTCAGTTGTAAAGACATTTCCAATCCAATCCCCGGCCTCTTTGTAACCGGAAGAATTGTTTTGGAATGTGACTTTGTCTACGAGTCGATTGATTGTAATTTGAATTGCTGGGGCCTTGGACGTTCCTCCCGGAAAACCTTGTAAGGGACTATTCAGCAAAGAAGGGTCTAATTTAGGTATTTCTAATGCTTTGGAATACTGAGCTTGGTTACTTAGATCGAGTTTAGCGCCACCTGTTTGAGAGAGCATTTTGTCAACGCTCCCCATACCCATAGAATCAAAAATGGATTTTGTCTCGGAAGTTGCCGGTTTGACATCGACAGCTTTGAGGGTATTTTGTGTCGCTCCGATTGCTACTTGATCGCCTCCCACGCCAAAAAAACTTTTTACGGCAACCACGGCTTTATCAATCCAACCTACAATTGTCGCCCAGTTTTGTTTGATTACGACTAACGACGCGATGATGGCGCCGATCGGTCCAGTCAAAAGCAGTAAGGCGGAAACAAGAAATTTATGTTCTTGCCACGCGTTGGCAACAGCCGTTGTCCATTCGTCCCAGTAGTAAACCGCAGCAGCCACAACCCCAACCGCAAGTAAGATTCCAGCGACCACCCATGTAATCGGGTTTGCCCAAAGAGATACGTTAAGTGCATTAGACGCCCATGTAAGTCCTGTCGTAACCGCGGTTTGAATTGTTTGCCAAGCGGCCAGCGCCTTTGTCCGGCTGGTCATGATACCATACAGAAACGTCAACGCTTGCCAGGAATACATCGCGGCGCCAACGATACCGATTAACGCGTATTCTGCGACGGCTAAAGCAATCGTTGCGGTTCTGTTGGCAACTTTTGCCGCCCAGTTTTTAACCGTTGCTATCGTATCAAAAATCTTTGCAGCAGCAGCGGAGCTAGTCACCGCGGTATACATTCCGATAACTCCGACGAGAGTGGTAAATGCACCGCCTAAAAATAACGCAACGGATCCGCCGATGACAAGATAGGAAATAAATTTCCTAAGTCCGGGACTTTGATCTAAGAATTTTGTCATACCCGAAAGCATATCTCCAAATCCTTTTACGATAGAAAGAATCGGACCGCTTGAAATATCTTGACCGAGGCTTGTTTTTAAACTCTTCCAAGCTTCTGCACTTCTATCTAACTGAGAGGACAAGTTATCCTGATTGATTGAAGCCATTTTGTTTAAGGCTTCTGCGGTGCCGCTTAGGTTTGCATCTTTGATTTCCGAAATCGAAGTTTTTAACTCTCCCATTTTTGGAAGTAAGTTTTCAAGCGCGGCCACGGCTTCTTCCGAGCCGAGCGCTTTTTTGATCTCGTTACGTGCGTCGAGTTTTAGAACTTTGTTACCTGTAGCCTGATCCACCACAAAGGAGTTCCGATATTTTTGATTCATCTCTTCCAAAAGCTCAGGCATGGATTTGATTTGACCTTGTGCGTTTTTTGCATTGAGTCCGAGTTTTTGAAACCCTTCGCCCACCGAACTTAAAAAAGCGCGGTAACTGGTTCCAGCAACTCCGGGAAGCATCGTGTTTTGAAGCATTCCCTAAAACTGCCATCTGCTCTTCGAGTTTGACGCCCATACCAGCGGCGGTTGCGCCGAGTCCTTGCATTGCAGCCTGCATCTTTGCACCATCGGTCTTGAACTTTTGAACGGAAAGAGAAAGTGTATTCGCAAAACGTAATGCAAACGCGGCGTCCGATTCGTTGTACATTTTTTTGAACTGAGCGTGTGTTGTACCAAACAAATCCGCAAGTCCCGCAAAATCCCCCTTCGTCGCAATTGCTGCTTTTCCCAAGGCGCCCGCAACACTCGAAAGCTCCGCCGGGTTTAAAGTGGAAACAGCGGATTTGATGTCATAGATTCCTGATAAAAAAGTCTCTTGAGCGATTCCCATGTCGCCTGTCATGGCGCGAACCTCAGAGGAAATTTTAGAAACTTCATCCTTAGTTACTCCCAAGGACTCTATGTTTTTCTCAAGCTTACCCGCTTCGAGCCCTGCTTCGATGAGAGATTTGGACATGTAGAGTCCAGCGGATCCGAGCTCCAGCATTTTCTGCCCTGTGTGAACCATTCCCATCGAACGATCAAAAAGTCTTGCGGACGCGGATGTTTCGTCCATACTCTTTCGAACATTTTTCCATCTTGTCTCGATTTCGCCGAGGCGACCGGATACGTAATCCTTGAGACTTAAAACAACACCGAGTTCAAATGTATCCATTTTCGTACCTACTTGTAAAGGTAAAGCAGATAGACCGTGGACATATAAAGGTTTGTTACAAGAGGTAAGTATTTTAGGAATTTATTTTTGTTAAACGGAATGACGACTAACGCAGGAATGATTCCAAAAAATGGAAAGAAAGACCAAACAAACAAAAATCCATAGATTGCATAAGCGAACGGAATCAAGTCGCTCACTTTTGGATTTTTTGGATCAAAACCTTTCCAATCTTTCGCCATTTGTATATTCCTATATCCTAAATTAAAAATCCTTTGTAAATCAGATTATCACTTGCCGAATGCTTTTGCGATTCCTTTAGCAACTCCAGCCGCGATCATATCTATAATCCTTTCTTGTGTCCATTGAAGGTCTTTGCTTCTTCTTGCGATTTCTTCCGCGTCAAACGGATCCGGAATCGGAGTATCGGGAAACAAGAGACGAATTAAATTTTCAAGCGCCCCCATCCCCAACCGAATCTCCGCATCCCGATCCGCTAAAGCTTTTTTGAAACCGCCTCTTGATTTAGTTTTGCCAGATCAAAAATCTTACGACTGATCGAAGAGGCAAGGCCGGGAGCTCCTTTATTGATCCAGCCTGAAAATGTCTCAGAACTTGGATACACCAAACAGCGATTCACAAAATCAATATCAGCCTCGATCGGATCTAACTTTTTAGATCGATCCGAAACTTTGGAGAGAGTTTCTTTCGACGGAACTCTACACAGCGTGGAATATTCATCCACTTGAATGAGGTGTAGTCCGCCTTTGTCGTCCAAAAATTCCTTGATCGCCTCGATTTCCACCTCGTAACGATTTAAAAAACCTTCATCCACCGGAACGTAATCTTTAGGAAGACTTGAGATCGCCTGTTGATAGTCGTTATATTTTTGAGTGCCTTGTAGTTCCATTTTATATTTTCCTTATATTATATATTATGTAAATGTAATGATTGGATAACTCGTAACCGCAAGGTCAAGATCCGTCTCGGCCGCCTCCGCCCCATTTTCGAACGGAAGTGAAAACTTTATGATCTTGGCGGCGGGAACGGTCAAAAGAAGAGTTCCCCCTTCCACCTCACATCGTGCAGTAATCGGAGAAGGTGAAAGTTTGAGAAGATCTCCACCAAAAGGGGTAGCGAGTTTGATCATATATTTCAACTCGTCGAGTTCGATCGTTGCTTTCGCTTGACGTTTGTAACTCTTCACGGACCAACTTACCGGCTCTCCGCCCTTCCCCAACTTAAAAGCGATGTCTGCTTCATAATCTAAACTAAATTTAGAAAACTTAACCAACTCTTTACCCAACATAGTTAAGGTAAAATTTTCGAAACTTAGACTCTGCGGTAAAATATCTCCTGGATTTGGCATTTTGAATTTCTCCTTTTAGTCTTACGCCAACGCGAATTCAGTGGACCACTGAATAGCATCGATTCTGTCTTTAATGTACATCTTGAGAGTTGCAGGAAGAATCTTTCTCCCGTTCACTGTTTTGATCGGTTGTAACTTGATTTCGTGGCCCGAAATCTCCGCTTCTCCTGCGCGCTCCATTTCTGAGGATACTTTGGCGTCGATTGTAGCTTTGAGATAGTCGAGGCCTCCGCTTCCGGAGTTGGTTTCCGTGTCCGATTTTAAAAACGGAAGAGATTCTCGGTAAACGATCCGGTGCATTTTGTTCGCACGACGCAGTTCTGGAATATACTGAAAGTCTGAAGTAGGTCCGGACATCAAGTTGTCGGATGCGATAAAGACGCCTTGGTAGTCGGGATAGATTTGAAGAATGGTCAGACCCAAATCATCAAAGGCGGTTTGATACCCTTTGTAACCATCATTCCAATAACGAATTCCGATCAAGGTTTTAGATTTGTTTCTGGCAACCCAAGCAGCACTAACGTTGACTCGATGAGCTGCAAGTCTCGCACAAAGCAAAGTCGCGGCGTTTCTCCATTCTCCGATCGTTCCGGCGAGTTCTAAAGAAGCATTCCATCCACCGTTTGACTGGATTCCACCGGGAATGTAACGACCTTCCGCACCTACTACACAAACCCTTTCGTTTTCGTACGAATCCCACTCGTCTTGGATCCGCAGGAAATACGTTTCCACAGATTCGGATGGAAGTTTTCGCTCTGTTTCGAGTACCGCAAAAATACGAAAAAGATTTTCGGTCCTCATTTCTTCAAGAAGAGTAGAAACCGAAATCGCAAAGGCTCTATCCACTCCACCAACGTGGTGGAACCAGTAGAATGGAGAGTTGCCTTGATCGACTGTTTTCAGCGCTTCGATTGCGGTTAACCTTGCCCCAGGAGATGAGCCTGGACCTTTGATGTTAAACGTAAAGGTATCACCTACATGAAACGTATCTGCGAGAGGAGTGTCATTATGAAACGTTGCGGTAACTCCAACGGCAAGCGCAATCACTCCGGAAACAGGAGTTACGAGTAGAGGCCCGAACGTATCCCCACCATCTTCACTTTTACGATATTCTGCGGTTCCAAGCGCACCCGCTTTCGTAATTTTTAAAACGACACCTCGGTTTCCAACTGGAGTTCCCGAAATTGTAGGTGGATCCGCCAAGCCAGTGTTTGCAGGTCCAGGAATCATAGGATCCACGCTTCCAGTCTGGTCATTTTCGGAACGGATACAAAGGACAGGAACGGGAATCTCACCCACAGTTTCGTCAAATTCTTCGAAATGTTGTTTGAGTGCATCGACTAACTCACCCTTTACGAAAACGTCCTTACCTTGCTGGTAAGAAGATATGAGGATCGGAGTATTTGCGGTGTATCCTTCCGCCTGTCCGATTTTCGCGTGGACCTTATCTTCATATGGAAAACTATTTCCAAGTCCCCCAGAAACGTGCGTAGTTGAAACTGATCCTATAGCCATTACTGTCCTCCTTTTGTTATAATAACTTTATGATATATGAATATATATTGAAGACTACTCATCCCTTATACTCCTTCCGGAATCGGTCCTTCGATTTCCAATTCGACTCCTGCCAACGTTTCCTCTTCTTCGATCGTGTAGAGTCCGTCTTTAAAAATGATTTCTACATAGAGTTTGTAGTTCCCGGTTTCTTTCGCAGGATCGTCTACGAGTCCCGTTTTACCGAGGCGAACTAAAATCGGAATTTGCTCTTCGGATTTAATCCAGGTCCGAAGACTCACGAACAAAAGACACTGATCTAAGATTCCACGATTGACAACGGAACTGATTACGTCCGCATCCGGTTCGTCTAACCAAAAGTCAACGGTGTATTTAAATTCTTGTTTTGCATGACGCACCGCGTTTTTAAAGAATACGGAATTCCCTCGAACGATCCTTTCTAAACGATGTTTGATTTTTCTACCCAAGGTGTTTGTGGGTTCTGAATACTTTAGAATCGCACACGGAATTTTTTCCTGAATCCCGTCCAAAGGAGTCTGGTACTCAAAGAATCGATCCGAAGGAATCACTACGTTTCCATTGATTCGGATACTCTCCACCATCTCTCGGATGTAATCTATGTGAGACTTCCTCATTTTTTGAAAATATCCTTCAAGGCGTCCCTGAAATTTTTAAGAATTAGTTTTTTAGAATCTTCTAATGCAGGTCTGAAATAGGGTCGGGCCGGAATGTTTTTCGCCTCGAATCCAAACTCATGAATCCGAGCGTATTTTGAATTGGTTCCTACGACGACCGTAGAATCGTTTTCTTTTACGATTTCAAAAGAAGAGGAAAGTTCTCCTTCCTCAATCAGAGTCAAAGGAGATTTCCCTTTTTCTTCTTTTCTTTCTTTTGTCGTTTCGGAAAGCTCCGGCCAACTGGATTTGTATTTTTGAGAGCGAATTCCTTTGGTGACATTCGCTTGAACAAGAGCCGCGTTCCTATCTTGGACTTTTGTGAGTTTGTCTTGCCCTTCGGAAATCGCGCTATGAAGTGCCGGACCAAACGTATCCGTTACGGTAAGAAATTTCATACTTTGTTTCCTCCCGCTTTTGGTTTGGTTACTTCAATTCTGATTAATGAAAATCCTTCCAGTTCTTGCACTGGATGGATCGTATCAATCAACCATTCCGATCCGTCCTTCTGGATCCTACATTCCGGTCCAACGATTGTAGTTCTCAAGTCTTCCGGACGAATTTGGCACACGGCTCGGTACTCCTGTCTTTCTCCGACTTCGCTGTCGGATTCTGCGTCCTTCCAAACCCAAATACAAGGAATGTCCTCACCACCTCTATACGTCGTTTTCTTAGAAGCGTTTAGTCCAGATGGAGCAGGAACCGAAGTCGGAGTAAGAATTTTGATTTTGGCTTGTGCTCCTTTTTCAAAAGCACGATCCAACATTGAGTGAATACTCATTAGGCAACCCCAGGAGATTCGGAAGGTTGTTTCCCGAAGAGAAGGAAATAGGCTTTATTACGAAATCCTTCTACGATTTCACCTCGTTCTTCCGCACTCATTCGAGAGCGCCTAACGCGCGTTCCTTCACCGCCTCCGGTGGAAATTTCCTCCGGATCAAAACCATCGTTGTATCCAAACTCCTCAATGATTTCAGCCTTGATAAGGAGAATTTCGGATGTCCGCAGTGGCGTTGTATACGGAGGATTATCAGGAATTACAACTCCCCAGGACGTTAGTCGCGCTTTTGCCAAAGCAGCCGCAGACTCTAGGAACTCCTCGAACGGAGAAGCGGAATCTCCGTCTCTTACGTCGGAAAGATCCAAACCTTTAGCTTGGATCCTGAGTTGTTTTTTGAGTTCTGAGACTTCGTTTAACATATGTTTGGCGATCCGATTAAGGTTTTTTAGTTTTGTGATGACAGCTTGCAGAAAAGAGTTTCGCAAAAGCGAAATCATAACTGATTACCGTTCCCTCGATTTGTTCTCGGATAAAGCGGTCGCTCTCCACGAGTTGGCCGGCGGAATCCTCGTACAACTCAAGCGTTACGTCTTTGTTCCACGTAAGGATTGCGTCATCGTCCATATCCGGATGAGTTTTCCAGTTCATTCCAAAAAAGTTGAGAACCTGACCCGTTTTAACATAACCTTCGAGTAAGTTCATGGATTGAAATTGTTTGAAATTGGTTTCGTCTGTAAGCATCTTCTCTAAAAAGTTTTTACTCACAACGGCATGTGTGAACTCGACTCCTTGATCCGCAGAGAGAAGTAAATTTACTACATCGGAATACTTCCAAACGGTTCCTAACGTTTGGGATGTTTTCGCTTCTGTTCCTGTATTTCCATCGCCGCTTTTGATTACGCGGAGCGCTTCTTTTGTAATCTGCTGTGAGAGTTGCCAACCGAAAACTTGGAATATATTTTGCACTTTGAGAATTTGCATTCTCTTCAAAGACTCGTAAGTGAAATTGATTTCGAGTCCTACCGGACTGGTTTCGATTGCTTTCTCTTGAGCTTTGATCGTTGCTTTCGGAAATTTTCCGCCGCTTTCTTTCGCCTTTTTCTTAGCGGTAAGATCAGAACCCTCGATGTCAAACGCGACTGATCGCGCGGCGCCTTGGCTTATGCGAGTTTTCACAGAATGCGTATCTTCTAACTTCACCTGAAGTTGACCCTGATTCATTCCGATGTATATGTTTTGGTTTACGAACTCAGGGAAGAGATACTTCGATTGGTTAGATGCTTTTATGAAGTCGTCTACGGAAAACGAAGCTTCTCCGATCGAAACGTTATTTGCCATTAATTGGCGTTCGAATGCGGATAGATTTTTTCCTGTTGGTGTTTCCGGATCGTATCCGAACCCGGATTCTTCTTTCTCCATAAATTCGTTCATGGAAAGACCGTCGCGTTTTGCGTCGGAATAGGCTTCGGCTTGTAAGTCGAGACGAACAAGCCCGTTATCTAATTTTACGTGTGGCACTTTAATTTCTCCTTATATAATGCAGGCTAATTTTTTGGCCCCGGTATCAACGGAGATAACGAGAACACGCGTTCCGCTGGCAGCGGTCTTGATTTTTCCAGCATTGTCTGCTTGGATATTCAAAAAGCCAGGAGCCGGATTGGTACCGGAATAATCATATTCGAATATTCCGAAAACTTTAAGTCCGAGAATCTTTCCCTTTTCGTCTACGACCACAATTTGACCCGCTGGAGAGTCGCCGTCGACACAGAGGGAAACCTCCATATTTGCGGTAAACTTAGCCGGTTTACCTTCGTCTGCTTTTGTCAGAGTTTGATGTTTTACGGTGATCGTTACGGGCTCAACGATCCCGCGATAACCGACTTCGAATGGTTCATCTAAAGGCATACTCGTTCTCCTTTTTACTTTTTACTCAACTTGAAACTGTCGGGACTTTTCTTTTGGAAAGTTTTTGCCCCACTTTGAGGCTCGCTTAAACTTCCGGAGGCACGACTTACTTTCTTCGATCCGCAGTCTTCACATTTGAGCGGATGCGAATTTTCTAATGAAGCGCCGTACTGTTTCGAAAACGCTTTAGCCTGTTCGAGATTTGCACCTTGGATTAAGGCTTCGATCACGGAGTCAGGTTGGTTTTTCGTAAAAACTCTATAGGCAGTGATAGCCCTATCTCTTTCTGCGTTGAGTAGCTTTTTAGGTTCTTCCAAAAGGCTTTGGAGTTCGGCAACTTTGGACGCGAAATCCACGTTTGCTGGAAAAGTCTCGCTTCCGAAAAGTTTTGCAAACTGGTTTAAGTTGTTTTGCAAGACAGCGCTTTGGCGAGCTTGATCTTGTAGTTTTGCAATGGTTTTCCCCGCATCTTCAAGCACGGATTCCATTTTTTCCGACGGCAATTCCACGGATTCGCCCTCCCCAGGAGACAGACCGAATTTTTGGGAATCAACCCCCAGAAGTGACAAAATAGTGCGTTTGATTTTCATCTTATCCTCCTGTATGTTTTGGTTTGTAAGATTGCTTTGCGGAAAATCGAATCCCGCGAATTTTCTTGCGGTATTATCCGCAGGTACGGCAACGAGACTCGTTTCCGGAACGGATAGAATTTTGATCGGGATGAGTCGGACGTATTCACCTTCGACGATTTCGCCCAAACGACCGTAAAAGTTATCGAGTTGCGGATGCGATTTTTCGTAGGTGAAAGAGATACCAACAGAGTTCGCGTCAATCAATGCCGGTTTTGTCTTCAGTCGCGCAATGACATCAGAGGCAAATTCTTTATAAATTCGAAAAACCGCATCGATACCGGGAATTCCATTACGATTCGTGAATATAGGATTTCGTGTAATCCCGATTGAGTTTCTAACGGTCCTTTGGTGATCGGTATATATTTTAGTTACGAAAAGTTCGGTAGCAGATTCTAAAATCGCAGGGTTTCTAAAATCACACCACCATCCTTCAATCAAGACTGCCGATAGCATTCGGAAATTGAATTCTGCAAATTCTTCGTTCTCCACAAGCGTGGTTGTATCACTCGTATTTAAAGGCGCTCCGTTCTGTAAAAAATTTGCGTGGAGAGAGCGAAACTCTCCCCGCGCAACGCCAGAGTTGTGAAGAAGAAGACCGGAATCTAATTTTAGAGTTCCGTTTGAATCGAATTTTAAATTTGCTTTTGGCACATGGCAAGAATAGCCTATGTGCCTTTGAATAGAAAGGCGTTTAGTAAAAGATCAGTCTTGAATGTCCGTTATGTCTGTTCTTTTTTATCCGCACGCGAATTGAGCCATTTCTCGACATCCGAGATCAGCCAGACGGTGCTTCGTTCACCAAGTTCATATGAAGGGAACGGAAATGTCCGGTCTTCTTTCCATCGTAATATAGTCTTCTCGCTCTTCCCTAAGAGTTTCGCAAATTCTCTGGTCGAGTAAAATAGTTTCCTAACGTGAGATGATAGTTTAATTTTTGATGATTTTATTACGAGTGCATTCATATAATTAAGGGTTTTATAATATATAAAATTAAAGTTGTCAACTCGGAAAAATTGATGTAAGATCCTTTAGAGACTTATATGATAGCGGACAAAAAAATCAATTCAGACCAACTTAAAAAACTTTGGGCGACTGCAAGAGAAGCGGGCTTGTCGAAAGTAAAAGTTTACGAAATCGTTTTGAATGAGACCGGGTCCGATTCGATTTCTTCCTTAAATACTTCGCAGGCTCATATAATAATCAATATTTTGAATATAGAGCGTCAAAGATTTTTCAGACAAAAGCCAAAAGATCCGATTTTAGTCTTAAAGAAGAATCTTCAAAAACGCTCTTACGAACAAAAACAGTTGGCTAAACAAATTTGTGAAAAGATCAACAAGAAAGGAATCTACAATATCGATTTAGATTCGTTTTCCAAAAGGCAATACAAGAAGCCGTTTGATTTACTCTCTCGTAAACAAGCGGCGGGTCTCATTCAAGGGTTGATTGCGATTCTGGGAAAGTAACATGTTATGAAACTGAAATGTGCCATTGAATATTCTGCTTGACTTTCTGGAAAATTTTCCGCTCTTAAATCATGTCAGGTATTTAAAAAGTTACTTCACAAAATCTCAGTCAATTAAAACAAATCCCCTTAATCCATGATTTTTTAAATCATGGATCTTATTTTCCTCGAATTAGATCATTATGTTTTTCATAGCATTCTGCTTCGGTCCGGGGATTATTTGAACTGTTTGCTTTTCGAATACATTCTCTCAAAGGTTCAGATTTAACGTAGGGAATGAGATCATAAAACGGCGGCTTTAACCCTTTTCCACAGACCATTTCATATACCGTTAAAAATTGACGAAATTCCCAACCTTCATAAATTTTAAGGGCTTCAGTTGCAGTATAGGCTGGAACAACTGTGTGATTTCCTTCTATATTTTTTACCCAAATCTTTGTTTGATCACCTTCGAACCTTGCTTTCTCCAGTTCATCGGAGCTGGGTGAAAGAATTCCATAGTTTGGACATTTCGAATCAATGAAATTTGGAAGAACTAAATCCGATCCACGTGCCTCCATTCCAACACTGAAAATTATTCGATAAATCAATGCAAGTATTGCAGCCATAAGGTCCCAATGCCACATAACGCGTGAAAAAAGCAATATTTTTGCAAAATTTAGCTTTGATTTTTGTCGGGGGACCTCTTAATACTACACAGATAATAAGGAAACAAAAATCATGTTGGATACTAAAGAATGGAATCAGAATGACATAGCATTAATTGAGGGTTGTTTAGATAGATTTTATTGCGGATTATCAAAGGAATACACTTACGAAAAATATAGAAGAAGTATAGCAATTGAATTATTATGTCTTTTTGCTACTCAAAAGTTTATGGATCATATCCCTAATGATTTCTAATCCTCCAGGATCGACCTTATCCAATTCGTTAACGCTTTGAATGACATCTTTTAATATTGGCCGGGCTTGCATTCTGAAATGCAACTGGCGCAAATCTTCCATCGAAGCAATGCCTTTTCGAAGTTCCTCTGAACTTGGTTGAAACATTTCACCCTCTCCAGTCATAAGCCAGTGAACGTTTACTCTGAACAATTGCGATATTTTACTAAGTGTTTCTATAGAAAGCGCTCTCTGTCCACTGATCAGCTGACTTAAAAATGCCTGGGATATTTCAGCTTTTACACTAAATTCTTTCTTCGATATTCCTAGTGTTTCAATCAGTAGTGAGATTCGGTCACCCAAATTGCCTCCAAGCCACATTCATCGCTTAAATGGGGCTTAATTTTTTAGCCAATAGCAAAATTTTTGAATTGACATTTTTAACTATTAGCTAATAATATTGCTAATAGTTAATTAGATATTATTTCGGCATAGGCAACGGTCAATCATGAACAAAAACGATTCGGCAATATTTGAAAATTCTGACTCTTTTCTAGATTCAGAATTACGATTTATTCCCAAAGAAATCCGGCAAAAGATCAAAACTGAGATTAGATACCGATACGGAAGCGTCGCCGAATGGACCCGTATTCATAACTTAAATTACGGTTATGTAACCCAAGTGCTGAGTGGTATCGCCCCTGGTCACAATATACGTACTCTATTAGAAAAAGAAGGACTCCTCCATTCTGGGGAGGTTCCTCATGTTTAATAAACGAAGTGGTCGTCAATTTCCGGTATTAAAACTCCAGCTGATTGCAAAGCCAGGTAAAACCACTTCTGAAATTGCTTTCAGGCATTCAATTGGTAGAACTACGATTTCAAAATGCATCCGAGGAACCCGCACATCCGCCCGCGTAAACGAAATACTTCTATCCGAATGGGAAATCTCCGTCGCAGACGCACGCGAAGCATACAAAGAACATAAAGAAAGAGGTATATTAGGAAACCCTGTTACATTCGAAGAAGCCTTCGAATGGATGGTCCGCAAACGTTTCGAATACCGCACAACATATAAGGGCCTCGTAGCCACTTGGGAAGAATTCCGTAAATCTCAATACGATCTTGTATATCCAATCTATAAAGCCGCGTTTGCTCCGAGGTTTGCCGCATGAAAACTATTAACCTACATGAGTTGACACAAGAATATAAACAGAGAAGTCGAACTATTCCAGGCAAATTTTCAAAATGTCGAGCAAGAGCGGAAGTTGTGTTCGTAATCGCTCGCGCATATTCTAAATATTTTGAAAAAATTGGTCTACCCCAAGAAGTTTCTAATACTCGAAGGGGCCGCTTAATTCAAGCGATGAAATCAAAACCTGATTCGGTAATTTCAGCATTCAAATTACTGAATAAAGCACATGGTAAACTATCCAAGAGGATCGCACAATTTTCATGCGTTAATGGAGAAATGCCCTGTTCCTGCAAAGAAGTTCGTAAACACAGAACAAAACCATCTGTATATTCTTTTGGAAGACGCGAAAGGAAATTACAATGAGCAAGAAGATTCCTAAAATATCTTCGACCTCCGACCCAGAATCGCAAGGGAACCAGAGCGTCATCTTCCTGACCTTTTTGAAAATGGCCAAGAAGCAACATGATCTCAGCAGGAGATTCATTTCCCCAAAGGATTTCGTTTACGGAGGCGAATACTACGGGACGATCTTCATGATCTTCTTCCTCAAGGAGGTCGGCGAACATATCAGCCAGAATTTGCATATCTACTTCAATTTGGTTCGAGTCCATTCTACAAATATCTTTATTTCTTCCGTTAGGTCAAGCCTGTCAGGGGCAAATTCTCCGAGGTTTGCCGCATGAAACTTCGAATCGTATATGAAATCAACGACGACGGAAAGCGCGACATCTTCGTTGAAACTAAAGACGGGAAGTTCGACATACTCGCATACGATTTCAAGTTTCTTACCGAACAAGGTGAGCAAATCAGAATGGATGCATGGGGTAATCCTAAACAAAGAAAAGAATTACTTCGCAAAGCGCGGAACGAAAGAAAAAGTCAAAAATGAATCCGTTAGTGAAAAAAATGATCAAGCGCAGAAGTGAAATTCTAAGCTCCAACGCCAATGAGCAGGATCTTGAAAACGCGTTATTACGTGAACGTGCAATATTTATAAATAAAATTTTCGGAGGCCGCCCCTTGAACGATCGGATTTTAAAAAAAGCAGAAGACCTTTCTCAAAAATACGAATCCAGACAAGATCAGATTTCTTTTCTGATGGGTTTTGTCGAAGGCTTCAAACATCTCAAAGCGACCAGGGCGGGAGACGATGCGTATGAGAATGGAAGAGCCTATGGAACAGACGCATTTATAGCAACAGTTTCACGACGAGAAGAAGAATTTGTAAAAGAGATGTTGAGTAAACAAATAAACCGTCACCACCTAAGGAGAGTTAAATGACAACCGCAGAGCGAATCACATTTCTCCGACAGGCGTTATACAAAAAGTATTCCGATGAAGTTTTACGGGAACTCGGGGGAAAGGCTAATTCCACGGAAAAATGGAAGCGACTTGCAGAGAAAGCCCTCGGAAGATCCGCAATCTTTCAGATGTACGTTGAGAAGAGAGACTATATCGCCGATTTTGCTGAATGGCAAAACGAAGAACTCACAGAAGAAAGAATCCAGCAGGAAAAGAAATAAGTGAAAACGTATCCGCTAAAATTTCGAAAGGCGCTCATTCATTCCGGACTTTCCGAAGTGGAATTCAAAGCCTATTGGAATCGATTTCTCGAAGTTCAAAAAGAAAAGCACACTTCAAAAGAACTCGCGCTTTTGATTTCGATCGAAGCAAAAATGAGACCAGCTTATTTGAATTTGGATCCAGCGGGAGAATATAGGAAAAACGGCAACCTTACAAAGATCCATAAGCAATTCTTGGGGATGATTGTATGAAAAGTTACGTATATTTTCAACCTGCACTACTACATTACAAAAAGAAAACATTATGGAATCGAATATTAGAGTATCTTAAATTGGATGTAAGCCGTGGATAAAAATATGACAGAACTACTCATTACCAGGCATACCATTCTGAAATCGTTTGTTTCAATGGGCATTACTGACATGAAAAAAATTGCAACAACCCTAATCGATTATAGCGCCTGTAATATGGTTTTTTTGCGAAAATATAATCTCATAGAAGACCACGAAGAGTTTATAAACGAACTAAAAATAGAAATGATCAGCTTGGAGAAGAAGCATGGCCAAAAAAATCAAGAAGAACAAGACTACTAAACAAACGCCCACAAAGACGCCTAACGCAAAAAAGTTGTCGTCCGTTTCCGTTGCGGAAGTTTGGTCGGAAGAAGAAAGTTCGGTAACTGTCGAGGAATCAAGGGAGTTGGCACTACCCGAATCAACTACCCCCGTTCCGTTGATCACTCCGGAACAAAGGCGAACAAGGCTCAACTACCTAATGAGCCAGATCGGCGCCGGGACGGAAATGATCCGAGTCGGCCAAGAGACCGTACTCGTTGCGTTAGCCGAAGTAAACCGAGAACAACTTTATCTTGAAGTTCCCGGATGCGCCGGGATGGAGCAATTCGTAAACGATAACACGGTCTTCGAATGGTGGAAAATCGAGAAAGCACTCCCTGCGGTAGACAAACTATTCTCCTCGGAAATCAACCGGAAAACCCTCGGAGGGAAGAGCGATAAAGTGCTTCTTCGAATCATCGAAGGGTTACGAGAGGATAATGCACTTTTCGAAGATGGTGAGGTGCGGTTCCCGGACGGTAGAGTGATGGGTCTTTCTGATTACGAAAAGAGTTTTACTTCGAAAAATCAAAAAGAGTTTTCGAAGATCCTTTCGGATAAGGACAAGCGGATCGGAGATTTGGAAAACCAAGTTACAAACACGAGAAACGAAGCCGCGAGCTACAAAGCCTCGATGGACGAACTTCATAAAATCGTAGATGACCAGACGAAAGACACCGGAATTTCTCCGGAAGTAAGAAGGGCATTTCGAGAAAGACGAGAACTTTCGGAAATTCTAATGGAATCTCTGAACTCGATACAGTCGCAAGCGGATGTAATCCTTGCAGCACACGATTCCGATTTTTCGAAACTCGAACACAGTTTAGAAAATGGCAAAGTGGTTTCCATCTTCTTAACTTCGCTTTCAGGAATATATAAATCGCTCCATGAGAAGTGGTCGGATTGTTTGCCGGTCCCTATGATGGAGGATTTGGGATGAAAATACTGGACTTAGGAATCGTAATCCCATTATACAGAGAATGGATATATGCAAAAACAGTAATACAAAACGCGAAAATCCGAGGCGAAATCGTTCAAAAAGCGATTCGAATCCTCGGACTTTCCAAACCAAGGGTGTATGACGTATTCAATCGACTCGAAAAGGGGGAGTCGGTTGTTTCGGTTGCAAAAGTAAAACGTAAAAAAACTGGATCGAGACTCGGAAGTTTGGAAAAAGATCTCAGAGAGAAAGAAGGATTTATACTTTCTGAATTAATGTACGCCGGTGAAGTTTTGCATGAACAAAAAAAGAAAACGAAAACGGAAGGGAATGCAAAGACGGTCGGTTATGCGCTCAATCGTGATTACGGAAAGTCGCAAGAATTTGCCATCGAGCTTGCAGAGAAACTCGGAAAAATTCGTCCTGGCGTTTGGGATCGACACAAGCTAGGGCGGTGGTTGAACGACAAAGGGCTTGCTCGTAAACAGATTAAGAGTCCTCTGGCATCCATAACCTGGACAGAGCCGTATGCAAATCGTTCTTGGATGATCGACGCTTCTCCGCTGAACGCGGTGTATTTGCACCCTTCCAAAAAATATCTTTCGGTTCGTCCCGATTTAGAAATGGGGATCACGAGAATCTACGAAGGATCGGAAGATTCTCAACTTAGAAAAGTGATTATCTATGTAGCGATTGAAGTATATTCAAAAACGTTCTATGTTCGGGCGTACGCGCCATCTGCAATCGGAGGAGACTCAATCCACGGTGGTGAGAATTCAACGGACCATGCAGACTTCTTTTCAAGGGCAGTGCTTTCGAAAGAAAACGATTACATTCCCTTACAAGGACTTCCGGAAATACTATATACGGATGGTCATTCCGCTTTCAAAACATTGGATCCTTTCTTTCATCGTCTCGGAATAAAACGAATTCCGCATTTCCCAGGACATTCCAAAGCAAAAGGGCCAGTAGAAGGCCGAATCTCTGCAATCAAACGAAGTTGTGAAGTTCGAATCGTAAAGGGAATGATTTCAGACCTGGACGAGTTGAACGAACTTCTTTACCGTTACCAAATCCATCGGAATGACAAACTCGGAAATTACGCGAAATGGCTCGCGTCTGTTCAAAACAATCCTATCCGCGCGGTAACAAAACAAAATTTGAAAGACGCGATGGTTTCCGAACTTATCCGAGACGTCGATGCGTATGGTTGTGTTTCAATCATTGCCCGAAAGTATCTTCTTCGCTACTCTCCGGAAGAAGTCGCAATCGATCGGGTTGGTGAAAAAGTCTCAATCTACAAACGATACGACGGTTCCTACGTCGCAACCACAAACGACGGAAGGCATTTACTTCTCGACGATCAAGGTCCAATCGAGCGAACTTCCGGATCTTTCGAAAACCTGGGTGGACGAAAGGGATTTCGTGAAACCGAGCGGGTAAAGAACCGGAAAAAGGCACTGAAAGGCGCCAAGTCCGTGGAAAAATCCCTCGTCCTTTCCGATGTTCTACCAGACCTTCCGAAAACTCCATACGGAAAATTGAATATTCCAAAACTGGATATGAAGACTCATACTCCCGCTCCTCCGACGGAATTTTCAACGGTCGACGATGCGTATGATTGGCTTTTGGAAGAACTCGAATTCAGTGAAGAAATTCCGGATGAGGAAATAGACAAAATCGTTCTCTATAATCTGAAATCCTGCAAGCGAAAGGTAGGATCGATTCCTGCACAAGAGGTTCTCGATCTTGTGGAAATGATCCGAGAATATTTTAAAAGTAAGGAGTTGGAGAAATGAATGCACTTCTTACCAAACAACCTGAATTCGTAAACACTCGGAATACGGATAAGATCACAAAGTTAGCCTACCAAGCGGTGAAAAACAATTCTTGGCTTGCAGTTACGGGAGAGGTCGGCATGGGAAAGACGTATCTCTATAACAGCCTAATTGAATTCTTCTCCAATCAACCGCAGAAATACATTCTCGTTCATGTGGGTCCGGCATGGGAAAGCGCGTTAGGTGGACTTTCGATTGCGTTCGTAGTTAAACACATGATCAGAACGATTCGACCAGGAGAACACGTTCCCGGAAATCTAAACGAAAAGTATTTCAAACTACGAGAGCTGTTGATCTGGGCAAGAAGCATCGGAAGAAAAGTGGTTTTGATCGTTGATGAAGCGCAAGCGCTTCGAATCGGAGGACTTCGTGATCTAAAAAAAGTTTGGGAAATTTCCCACGAAAAGGACGATCACCTTTTTTCAATCTTGATGTTTATGAAACCTGAGACTCGAATTTCGAGTATTCTTTCCAGTCCTGAAATCGGTTATCGAACAATCCACGCACCTATGAATCAACTCAGCCATTCCGAACTGATACAGATCGCGGAGGAAGGTTTCAAAGTAAAATTCGAACGCGGGAAAGCAGGAGAGAAAGCGAAAGAATTATTGATTCGAGGATGTAGGTATCGAACTCCTTTAGCAATTCGTAATGCTCTTTTAGGAATTGCATTTGCATATCCGGAGGTTCTATCTGATCAAACAATCCGAGAAAATCACGTTCGCAACTTTCTGTCTGACGGTTATCTCCGTATCATGGATCGGTTAAAAATTTCCGTAAAACAAATTCGATCGGGAATCAAAGAACGATATAAAAAGGATTTAGATAAAGCTACAATCGAAAACGCCCTTAGCGGCGAAGGTGATGTTTCTCCAGAGATAGAAGCAATCGTAAAGAACGAACTCGTAAATCGTATTCGAAATAGAACCCACAAATACGATGATACGATTTTTACGGAAACACATGATGATATTTGAATAAAGGAGGATAACAATCATGGTAGCAAAAAAGAAAACAAAGAAGGCGCCTGTAAAAAAGGCAAAGAAGAAAGCGGCTCCGAAAAAAGTCGCACGTAAAAAACGAATCCCGAAAGCAGATACGGTAAGTACCACCTCGAAAGGTGTCGCGGTGGATGTAACCCCGAAATCGGAAGGAGAAACTACGAATGGCGAAAATTAAAAAAAACGAAGAGAAGCGCCCGCTTGTGGATCTTCCGAGCAACGCTTACAAAAATAAAGCTGAACTGGAAGCCGGAATGGAATACATGGGCGAACAGATGCTCGAAAGGGACCGCCTTGTAAACGAAGCGAATCAGAAAATTTCTCAGATTCGCTCCGAATTGGAAGAAACCGTTTATCCGATTCAAGCGAAAATCGATCACGTTACGAGCGGAATTGCATACTTCGTGCAAAAGAATCGGGAAGAATTGTTCCCGGATCCGAATCTGAAAACCTGCAAGCTCATTTCGGGAACGTTGAATTTTCGAAAGACTCCTGCTTCAGTAAGAACCAAAACCTCAGTGAAACTCCTTGAGAGGATCCTTGCTGAAAATGGTCTTCTACAGTTATACAACGACTGGATTGCAAGACTTTCTAAGGTATTCATTCGTGCAAAGCTTGAGTTGAACAAGGACTCAATCATCGCGGACCCGTTGGCGGCTCATCAGAAAATCGGAGTCGAGTTGAACGAAGAAAAAGAACGTCTGTATATCAAGCCTTCCAGAATCGAAGACGAAATTTCTGCGGACGCAGATACAGAGGCCGCTTGAAAAGAAAAGACATAGGGGACAGAGCTTTAGATTTCTGTTTGGAAACAATCGACGAAAATGGATACGGTTCCCTCTATGTCTTACCCTAAAGCAGCGGAACGTCGGGCGTATAACCTTAGTGTAATCTCCGGATATAATCCGGAGCAGATTGCATCTGTCCTAAAAGCTGATTATCCTAAAATTACTTCGAACACCATTCGCAACTGGCTTTCCAAAGTTGATGAAACCACTGGAACGACAGCCTTGCAAGATCGTGAGAAAGCACTCTTAAACGCAAAAAATGAAGCCTTAAAAGAAGCGGAAATCAGCCTTACTACGCTACGTTTGAATACGGTTCGAACGTTCAAAGCGATCAAAGGTCAGATTTTTGATAAGGAAGGAAATTTGACGATCGAGTTTAAATCAGGCGAAGGAGCGTTAAACACCTTTCGAGGACTGATGAACGACATCGAGCGTATGCTTGAAAAAGAGAAGGAACGGATCGAACCCGTCGAAGTCGCCCGCGGTGTTCACCGAGCGATCAAAGGTACTCCGAAATTGAATAAGTTTTTTCAATCAAACCCAGAAGTTTTATCTCAGTACATCGCAAATATCAAAAGAGAAGTTTCGACGATGTCCTTCATCGATATCGCATTCTTACCGGAGCTAACCGATGGCGAAGATTAAAACAAAGAACGCCCAGGAGGAATTCTTTCAAGAACTCGATAATATGATCGGAAAGTCATCTACCGGACGAGACGGTATGATGGAAGAATTCCTCACCCAAAACGTTTTTGTTAAGGGCGACGATGATCTTATCCCTTACAGCTTCGAAGGTTATTCGTTTTGGAGGGATATTTGCAGAGAGTCACAAGACCATCCTTACATTGTATTCTTAAAGGCGGCACAAATCGGATATTCGGTTTGGGCCTTAGCAAGGCTCGTTTGGAAAATTTTTAGATCCAGTTACAAAGCTGGAATTTATTTCCCAGACGATATCTCAATGAAAGATTTCGTTCAGGACCGCGTCGAGCCGTTTCTCAATCAATGCCCTATTTTAAAACCGCATCTCAATGATTCGAATGTAGACAATACGAGAACCAAAAAAATCGACAAAGCAACGCTTGTAATGCGTGGTACATGGACAAAACGTGGAACGAAGACGGTCGACTTGGATATCGTAATGCTCGATGAAGTTGACGAACATGACGAGGAAAACATCGAGTTCGTTGGGGATCGACTTCTTGCTTCGAAATTAAATTGGATGATGCTCGGTTCACAGCCCTCACTTCCAAACATCGGGATCCACGCAGAATTTCTACGTTCCGATCAAAGATTTCGACTTTTAAAATGTCCTTCCTGTGGTCATTGGACGAATTTAGTAGAGCGCTGGTTAAAAGACCCAATCAGCATATTCGGTTTTGATGATAAAGAGGCGCTAAGAAATCCGAGCGCATCGAATGTATTTTACGCTTGCGAAAAGTGTAGCCGCAAACTCGACAATCAAAAAGGAGAATATGTTGCGAAAACTAATTCCGATCGCCGAGGATATCAATGCTCCCAGCTATTTACTCCGAGAAGCCCGTTTTTCATCTATAATAAACTTCTCGGTGCGGTTACGAGCGCAAAGCGCAAGAACCTAACGATTTCCATAATCGGCTGGCCATCCAGTTCGGACGAAGAACAGCCTTTACAAATTGATGAAATTCAAAAATGGGAAGGAGACCAAGGACTCAAGGATCATTCTCCATACTTTACTTATCATGGCGCGGATCAAGGAGACACGATTCATGCAGTCTTTGGAGAACCAACGCTGGATGGAAGAATCCGAATCATCGGACTTTACAAAGCAAGCATTTTAGACGAAGAACGTTACGCGGAACAGATCGCTCGATTCAGCGTATTAAACGGAAATATCGATGCAATGCCAAATCGTAACTGGTCGCTACGTATGGCACTCCGCTTTCCGGAAAATTTGAAGATTCAATACTTCACGAAAAAATATCGGGAAAATTCTGAAGTTGTTCCCGGTGCGGATGAAGTTGGTGTTGTAAACGTAAATCGAGACGATTCTCTTCAAGATACAGTCGACGCAATCAAAGCCGGACTCTTCATATTTCCAAATCCTCTTTTACTCTCCGAATCAGACCTCAAAGCCTACGAAGAATTCAAGTTTCATCTTACGATGCTTGTCCGCGAAAAAGGGGAAGATGAAAACGGAAAGCCTCTGTGGTCGTTCAAAAAGAAAGTTCCCAATCACTATGGAATGGCTCTCAATTCATTAAGAATTGCTTATGAAACCTCAGGAACAGGATCCGGCGGATCCGGATTCGGAGGTTTTGCATAATGAACTTTTTTCAAAGATTGTATCATAATTTTTTTGGAACTTCTTCGCCAATGGAGTTCGCCGCAATTTCCAAAAATCTAAAAGATTTTAGGCAAGAAACTGAACTTTTTGTTCAGGATGTAAATCCATCGTTCCCTTTGGAATCGATTCCTCTGATTAAAAAACTTGTAATTGCATTTCCGGATCTTTCCCAAGCAGTGAAAAGATCCCTTACTCTCGGAAATTCTGGAATCGAATGGAAGATTGAAGCCGATGAAAATGGTAAAAAGAAAATTCAATCCGATATCGATGCATTCTTCAAAAAACATCGCGGAATCACAAACCATCTTCTGAGACAAGTTTTAACAACAGGAGCTTTATCCGCTGAGATTGTGCCGTCCTTAAATCTTGATTCAGTGGCTGAAATTCGTTTGATCCCTGTTGAAAAAGTCATATTCAAAAAGGAAATCGACGCGGATAACATCGTTCGTTTTGTTCCGTATGAAAAAGGAAAGTTCGGCTACAACCGGCTGAACGAAGAACAATATGTTTATGAAGCAATCGAGAGAGAGGAAGATTCTCCGTACGCAATTCCGCCATTTCTTTCCGCCATTCGATGGATCAATTCTCAGTTCAAAACGCAAGAGAATATAGATAAGACTTTAAACAAGTGGGGACTCTTAGGTTTCATCATTGCAAAATTCAAAAGACCTCGACTCCTTCCGGGAACGGATGCAAAGACTTACGAAAACCAGCAGAAAGAATTTTTACAAAGTGCGAAACAATCCTTCGAAAAAAATTCTCAATCGGGTTTTCTTGCTACGTATGACGATACAACAGTCGATCACCATACCTTAACAGACGCATCTAAGACCGGCGGCTTCGAAGCGATCTCTCGATATATTGAGGAACAGATTTCTTCCGGAGCAGATACAGACCTGTTTATCCTTGGCCGTTCTTATTCGGTAACGGAAGCATACGCAAAGATTGCTGGTAAGTTATTTCTCCTCAAGCTCGGAAACTTTGCCTATCCAGTCATTCAACTTTTAATCAGAGCGATTGTCTTGGATCAGTTGCTTAAAGGGAACCGTTTTCAATCGATTGATGCAAGTTGGAAGAAATCAATTTCTTTAGACCCCCTCTCGGATGCGCAGGCAAAGCTCGCAGAAAAGCAAGTAGAGGCCGCAGAATTTCAACTCATTCTTTCTATGGTTAAAAGTGGAGCGATCAGTCCCGACGATGGTGCAAAACTCTTAGGACGAGACAAGTGGTTTGATTCGGATAAATTGGAAACTCAAGACAAATCCGAATTTGCATTTTCTGAAAACGAAAATTCCGAGAGTAAAAAAAAGCCTTAATGAATAAAGAGTTCGGACATACATCACATGTTTGTGGTGACCTTGAAGCTCTTGTAGAACTTGGCGCTTGGTCAAAGAAAGAGAAAGAGGTCTATGCTTCCATTGAAGAAGCATTCGTGTCTCATTTCTTTTCTTCTTACGAAGATCGTGTCAATGAAGCCTTAAATCAAATTTTCAAAAAGGAAATGAGTAAAACCGATGCGATCGATACGGTTTGGGATATTTTAGAAAAGGAACTTGGACAAAAATTTCCGGAAGAAACCGCGAAAATCTGGAAGGAAACAATTTCGAAAGCCTGGGACGCAGGTCAGGATCTAAAAAATCCGAATTCGAAAACGAACCCTCCGCGTGTTCAAGCAAACAAAGACATATTAAATTTCTTTGATAAAGGATACAAGTTTGATATCGGTAAACAATTCAATCGAAAAGAAGATATAAACAAAATCGAAGAAGCCATTCGAGAAGCTGTATCGACCGGATCCACGGAAGAAGTAATTCGAAGACTTCAAGACGAGCTTCTGGGTCCAGTTCCAAAAGATAAACCCGGAAAGAAGAAAGAAGGTGAAACTCCTTCAATAGATCCTAAAGCCAAACTTAGAAGCAAACTAAACGACATCGTAAGAGGACAAATTCTTCGATCCAGAAATTTTTCTCGTACCGAAAGATTAGAGCAAATCGGAATCAAGCGACTTGAAATCGTTGCGGTGATGGACAATCACACTTCGTATATCTGCGAAACTATGAATGGCAAAACCATTGAAGTGCAGACCTGTGTTCAGTATGTAAGGGAATTTTTAGCGGATGATCCAACCCGAGACTATTTCTGGAAGGACCGCCAGAATCCTTCGGAAGCAGAACTCCGAAAAATCGACATCGCTTCAAAATCCGGAGACGAAATTACAGGTCACCTAAGAAACAAGATGCCACCGTATCATGCCGGAGGCTGTAGAACAACTGTTGTCGCGGATTTTAAAACAGAAACGAGGAAGGTTCTATGATTTCTGAAACTACATCCTTCAGCATTCAAGATCGAGCATGTCTTTATAACGAGTCCTTTCCGAATTACGCGCCGCTTCACATTTTCAAAGGAAGGTTATACGGAGAATGGGAACTCGGGCAAAATTACAGAAACACTTCCGACTACCATGGAGCCTATCCGGAACAGTATCTAAAACGGCTCCTTCCGATGTTTCCGGATAAAACCAAGGTTCTTCACTTATTTAGCGGGAAAACCCCGCCAGGTTCGTATCTTCGCATGGATAAAAATCCAGATTTGAAACCTGAAATCGTCGGTGATGCGGAGCTTCTTTCCTCGTATGTTCGCGCGTTCATTGGCCACTCGCTCGATTTGATATTAGCGGACCCGCCTTATACGAAAGAAGATGCCGATCATTATGGTTTTCTAATGGTAAATCGAGGAAAAGTTCTTATGGAAGCCTGGAAGTCTCTTGAAATTGGCGGACATCTCGTATGGCTTGATCAAGTAGTTCCGCAGTATGCGGGAGATAAATGGAAACTCGAAGGTAAAATATATCTCTCGATTTCGACAAACCATAGAGTACGTGCAATTTGTTTATTTAGGAAAGTATAATATGAGTAGCATTGAAATTTTTGAATTGATAATGATGTATACGGCTATTGGAACTTTATTCGGCTGGGCTCTGTTTGGAATTCTTGCCTTGATCATCGCCTCTTTTATCTGGAAATCTCGATTCAATCTATTTGCCACGGGCTTTATCCAGGTCTTTTTAGTTGCAGTAAATACCTATCTCATAAGCAAAGAGAAATACATTGCGGTCTTTTTCGTTGGAGGACTTATCTCTTTCGTGTGGACATGGAACGTTCAAAAAATCGCATTCGGAACTTTACGAGATCGTATAACGTACGCGTCCGGTGCAGGTTTCGGTTCTTTGATCGGTTTACTCTTAACTGCATTCATTCTTAAAACATTCAGTCTATAAGGAGTTTATAATGAAAGAAAATATTATTGAAGAAATACTCGCAGAAAGAGATAGGCAAGATCATAAGTGGGGAGAACAAAATCATAACCCTATTGAATGGTGCGCAATCCTTGTCGAAGAGGTGGGAGAGGTTAGCAAAGCCGCACTCGAGACTTATTTCAAGTACAATGGCAAAGATAGTTATTCCGAATATAGAAAAGAACTAATACAGGTTTCCGCCGTCGCTATGGCAATGGTCGAGTGCTTGGATAGGAATCAAATAAATCTCCTCAGGAGAACGGGAGCATGAAAATATCTATACCTGTTGAATTCGAATACGTCGAACCTAAAATTCCCGAAGACGTTATCGACAACACGACTCTTATAATTTCGTTTGTGCTTCAAGCGCGATCCGCATTTGTCTCTGCAATGGATGCTTGGTATGATAAAAACTATCCATTAAAAGACGCTGATACAAAGGAAGAATTTCAGCGGGGAATTTTGGATATTTTAAAAAATCCTAATTTTTATGAGAAGGAAGTAACTCAAGCAGCAATTGATTTTAAGGCGGAAGAAACAAGATCAGAGTTTTCCAAATGAATACTGATAGGAAATCCATTCTTGATAAAATAAACAAACTTCTCGCACTTTCCAGTTCTCCGAATGTTAATGAAGCGAAAAGCGCGGCAAAGCAAGCGTCTGAATTGATTCAAAAGTATAATGTTGAAGCGACGGAACTAGAAAGAGGGAATATCATTGAATATAATTTACCAACGGGCAAAAGACGATTTCGCCATTGGCAAAGATTCCTAATTGCCGCTATCGCTAAATCTAATTTCTGTAGTATCATCTTAAAACGTTCGTGGCCCGCTTCGTTTATTATTCTCGGCAGAGAGGTAAATGTCGAAACGACTCAACTGATGTTTCAATATTTATCCGACGTCGCTCTGGCGTTAGCGCCTAAACAAAACCAAACTAATTTTTTAGAGGGATTTTCATATGGAATTGCAACACGACTCCAAGAAACCTCTGAAAACTGGGGAGTAGAAGAGAAATCTTCTATCGTTCGAATCAAAAATGAAGACCAAGTTGCGATAGAAAAATTTAAAAACGAGAATTATGGAAATTTACGAAAATCTAATAATAAAAATCTTAATATAGAGAATAATGAGTTTCAATTAGGAATTGACAAATCGTCGAGGGTAAGCCTTACCAGACAAGTAGATAAACCCGTAAAACTTTTGAGTAGAAAATGTTGATGAATCAAAAAATCGAATGTCCACATTGTAAGAAGCAGTTTGATTCGCCAGAAACAGAAGCGGTCCGAATGGCAATGACAGAAGATATGTGGATGAGTCATTGCGAAGAAATGTTCAAGAAAGGTTGGCGTCCGGGCAAGTTTGAAAATCTTCCTGATTTCTTAAAGACAAAACGAATTGGGTTGTATTATGAAAAGTTGGAACAAAGAATTAAAGCAAAAAAAGAACAGACATAGTAGACATCGAACTTTTCTAAAATTGTCCTCAATGATCAATTTTAAGATACCATCCTGAATGGATGAGATTCT